ATGTTTGGGTCCGTGAAAGATTCGTTGACCCATATCCTGATGGTGGCAGGATTATTAAATCAACTAAGTCTGGGCTAACACGCATATTCATTAAGTCATTAGTCACTGATAATACGTGGCTAATGGAGAATGACCCAGACTATGTAAATGCATTACTTGAATTACCTGAAGCTGAGAAACGTGCTAAGCTATATGGTGATTGGTATGTATTTGCTGGAATGGTATTTGATGAGTTTCGTGCTGAGAAATATCCAGACGAACCAGAAAATGCTATTCATGTAGTTGAACCTTTTGAAATTCCTTCCTATTGGCCCAAGTTTGCTGCTATTGATTGGGGCTATAATCCTAGTTATACTTGGATTGGTTGGGCTACTATTAGTCCAGACAAGCGAGTATTCCTATACAGAGAATACCATAAAAAATTAAAGAATGTTGCTGATTGGGCAAATGAGTTTGCTTTATTGTCTTTAGAAGATAATTTAGTTGATGTAGTTATTGACCCTTCGGCACAACAAAAACGTGGTAATTCTAGTATTTTAGAACAATTCAAACAGTTTAGTGGATATAATCCAAAACTAGCAATTAACGATAGATTAGCTGGTAAAATGCTTGTTCATGAATATCTTAGATGGAAGAATGCTCCACCTAAGTATGTTCCAAAACAAGGATTTAATCCACTAGCTTATGAAAAAATCTTAAGAATGCATGGCAAGGAGGTTGCTCTAAAGTATAAAGACATTTTTAATGAGCAACCTCCTGAGTTAAATATCCCTAAGTTACAAATCTTTAAGCCATGCACAGCTGTAACTCAAGCACTTAGAATTGCTAGATATCATGAAAAGAAAGTTGATGATGTAGCAGAATGGAAGCCTACCGAATCATCACCGGGTGATGACCCTTATGATGGTTTGCGTTATCTTTTACAATTAGTTAATCGCTACATAAATAACGAAAACTATGAAGCTGAATCTATTGAATCTCTTAGTAAGAATCTCCAATATCTTGCGGCTACCGGAGACCAAACGGGCTTTTATCGTCGCATGGAATATATTGAATCGCAAGCCAGACGAGGACGGCGTTCTGTTAGAACCTTTCATAAAGGACGAGCCTATCGTCACAGAGCGCATTAGATGTAAAGCATGTAAAGCTAGACAACAAGAAATTGAACATTTAAGATTATTGCTAGCGAATGCAAATGAAGAACGCCGGCGGTTAAATAGGAAGCTGTTGCGAGTTTTGATGCCTAAAGCAAATAACTCTACAACCTCAGACTTCAAACCTATTAACCGCCGGCCTTCTTTATTAGAAATGAAAAAGTCAAGAGAACATTTTGTTAGAAAGCAAAACGAAGAACTTGAGAAGCAGGTAGGATTAAATGTTGAACGAACAGATGATTCCTCAAGCTGAAGAAATTCCTGTGGAAGAAATTCTTCCAATTGAGGAAACCTCTGTCGAGGAACTATCTACACCTGAAATTCCAGACAAAGAAAATATCCGTAATGCTTTGGATACTCTTACAAAAGAGTATATGCGGGATGAGTTTGATGTTAGATTAAATCAATTAAAAATAGCACGTCGTAATAATGCTTATTGGAATAATAAGCAAGATATTTGGTGGGATGATGTAGCACGGGATTGGCGTAAACTTGATGATGTGCCTGAAGGTTATGATAATGAGTTTGAGGATTACCAAGGATTCAAGTTTGTAAATTTATACAAAGCATACGGCGAATCTATTATTGCTTCATTATCTTCACAAGTTCCTTCTACAAGGTTCTTTCCTGAAGATGCGGATAATCCTAAGGATGTTGCAGCCGCAAAGGCTTATACCGGAATTGCAGAGTTAAATAGAAAACACAACGAATCCAAAATGCTTATTGTTAGGATGCTTTGCATTCTTTTCAATGAGCAGTTTTGTGCTGTTTATAATTATGTAGACAGAGATAGTAAGTATGGAACTACTCAGGTTCCTCGTGAAGGTGTTTTAAGTATCCGTTTCACTAAGAAGCTTTGTCCAAATTGTGGTAACGAGTTATCAAGCGAAGTTGGTGAGCCTGAAGAAATTATTGAAGGCCAAGAGCTTCTTCAGAATTCAGAAGTGCTTGATGAAGAAAGCTATTGCAGTCAATGCAATTCGATAATTAATCCTTTACAAGATACTTTTTACGATAAGCGTCAGGGTATTGTTGATTATGAGAATGTAGATAAAATTAAAGTTTGTAAGAAAGCATATGGAACTACAAATGTTTCATTTCCGGCTTATTGCCGCGAGATGGAAGATTTGCCATATATTATTTTAGAAACTGAAATTTCTTATGCTAAAGCTATTGAGGAATATCCTGAGTTAGCTTTATCACTTGGTGAAATTCCTAGCGGTGTTTACATTAATGATACTTTATATAGTAGAACTAACTTTGATTATCTTGGACAAACACCACGATATACTGTTACTAAGCGCCAAGTCTGGTTACGTAATTGGGCATTAAATCGCATTGGTGATTTAGAAATTAGAAACTATCTTAAGGAACAATTCAAAGAGGGTGTTAAGCTAACATATTATAATGACGTTCTTGTTACTGCTGTGGAAGAAAATCTTCTCGAGCATTGGTCATTATCGATTAACCCTTTGAATGATTTTATTAGTTCCGAGCCAATGGGTAATTCAGCAGTTCCTTTACAAGATATTGCTAATAACTTACTTAATCTTACCGAAGATACAATCGAACATGGTATTGGTGAAACTTTTGCAAGTCAAGAAATTCTTGATTTAGAAAGGTATAGAGACCAAGAAATTAGACCTGGACAAATTACTCCAACTAAATCCCCTGGGCCTAATAGTCTTAGTAATTATTTTTACCAATTGAAACCTGCTAGCATGTCACCTGAAATTTCGCAGTTTGGTGATAGTGTTAACAGTTATTTACAACATGTGCTTGGTGCTTTTCCATCAATCTTTGGTGGAGCAATGCCGGGCGGAAGTAATACACTTGGTGAATACCAAGAAAGTAGAACTCAAGCTTTACAACGTTTGCAATTAACTTGGGTTCTGCTCTGTAATCTTTGGGCAGATATGGAATATAAATCAATTAGGAATTACGCTAAAGAATTAAATTATGATGAGAATAAAGTTGAACAAGCCGGTTCTGGTTATCGTAATATCTGGATTCGTGCTATTGATTTAGATGGTAATGTAAACAATATCGAACCTGAGTCTGCTGAATACTTTCCAATTAATTGGGCACAAAAGAAGAATGTCATTGATGGGCTAATGCAACAAAAGAGTCCAATTATTGATGGTATTCTTAGTGACCCAAATAACATTAAAGTAATTGCTTCCGCTTACGGAATGGGTGATATTTATATTCCTGGTGATGACGATAGAAATAAACAAATTTATGAGATTGCTCAACTAGTTCATAGTGTTCCTCAGCCGGGCCAAATGACTGGTGAACCTCAAATGACTTCTTCAATTCCTATTGAACCTGAAGTTGATAACCATGCAATTCATATTGCTACCTGTAAAGCTTGGGCTGTTAGTGAATTAGGGCAGGCTGCAAAAGCTGAAAATCCCGAGGGTTATCAAAATGTTCTTTTACATATGAAAGAACATCAAATGGCTGAGCAGCAGCAAATGATGGAACAAATGATGCAACAAATGCAGCAGATGCCACCCGAAGGAGAAGGCAATGCTTGAAGGACTTATTAAAAATCGCAATACAACTGTATGGAATAGTGAACAACCTACAGCTGGAACAAACAAAGATTATGGTATATCTCCAGGTTGTCGTTATTTAGGTGTAGCACTTCAGTTTCCTGGTGCTGCTCCAAGTTCAATTGTTCTTAATATTCAGGGTAGTAATAACGGAGTTAACTTTACTACTTTGAATTCTTTGAGCGCTGCGGGAACCGTTGTTTCAGATGTTGGGCCTTTTAGAATTGTTAGGTTTAACTTAGCTACTTTTACTGGTCCCCAAAATATTATCGTAACTGCAATTCCTAGGGTGTAAAATGGATTATAAGTTTCATTTGCTGTATGGTCCTGAAGATGCGGCGGCCGGGTCCGGGACTGAGGATACTGTTGATTCTTCTGTGGAAGAAACCGTAGAGGAAATTGAACCTGAAATTATCGAAGATGGGGAGCAAGAAAACGCCGAGACCATCGAAGAAGATGAAAGCAGCACTCCGCCATCAAAGCCCAAAGAAACCGACGCCGAGCGAAGCGAGGAAAAAGACGACGACCTAGAAAAACTCGGTCCCGTTACAGGTAATGTAGTTAAACAAGCTGCGCAAGAGTTCAAAGGCTTATTTAACAAGTATCCTGAATTACGTAGTAATTATTTCTTTGCTCGCGATGTTCAACAATTCTTTGGTTCTGTTGAAGAAGCTAAGCAGGCTGCAACTACTGTAGAGAATTTTCAGGCTATTGTTGAGGAAATTGATTCTGGTGACCCTGGTTCTATTGTAGAGTATATTGGTAATAATAAAGATACCCTTTATAAGTTTGGAAGAAAATTTCTCAATTCTGTATTAGAGAAGAATCCAGATGTATTTCCTCATTTAACTGGACCTTATGTTGCTCAATTATTAAAGTCAGCAGCCAAGGATGCTAAAGCCTCCGGTAATAAGAATCTTGAACTCTCTGTTGAGCATATTGCTAATTATATTTTTGGTTTAGATGGAAAAATTCCTGATGACCCGGGTGTTCCTGAAGATGCACCTAAACAAGATAACAAAGCTTTAGTCCAACAGTTTATAAACTTTAGGGATGAGGCTTTTGAGGCTGGTAGTAATAACTTAACATCTTATGTTGAAAATTCTTTAGCAGCACTTAAGACCAATAAACCTGGTCTTAAGAAAATGCTTGTTAAGGAAATTTCAGCTGAGATTGATAGGATGATGTCTATTGATAATGCACATATGGCTCGTATGAACCGTATGTGGATGCAAGCTAAGAAAGGACTTTTAACTCCAAAGCACAGAGCCGCGATTATTAACGCGCACGCGGACGCGATTAAAAAACTGTTGCCTATTGCGAGAGAAAAGGTTCTTAGGGAGAATGGGTTCAAGGTTTCAAAAGTAAACAAACAAAAAGATGAGTTATCTTTTGCTGGAACTAAACCATCAAAAGGGGAAAGTAGCCGTCAAAACTCCTTCGGCAAGAGAAACATTATGGACTTATCCCCTGCTGAACGTTTAGCACACTATGCAAAAGAGTAACTTTTAGGGTAAATAATGCCAGCTCTTAATTCAGCAAGAACTATCGCTACTGAGCTTGAGAAAGTTCGTAAAGGACTTCCTAAGCTGTTTGATGAGGACGTTACTTTCTTCTCTAAGATTGAGCGAAAGAACGTTGAGGTTATTTCTAAGCGGGATATGCGTATTCCGCTTGCACTGCGTCCTGGTGGCTACTTCGGTATGTATAATTCCGATGGTGGTGATTTAGGACGTGGTTCTGGTCCTGAGTATGATAAGGCGGTAATCAATACTAACGATTATCGTTTTGCTGTTGAGTATACTAAGATGGCTGATTGGGGAACTGATACCAGTCAGAAATCCATTGCACAAACTGTGCAGAAACTCACTGCTAATGCTATTGTTGAGATGCGCCGTGCAATGGATTGCATGTATCAGACGGACGGAACTGGTGTGCTTGCTACCATTTCCGCCGTTTCTGGCACTGGTCCTTATGATTTAACTCTTAGTAATTCTCCCTTTGGTGTTAGTTTACTTCGGTTTGGTCAGAAGGTTCAGGTTTTTAATGCTGGTTTAACCACTAATCGAACTGGTGCTACACCTCGTGAGATTACTGCTTTAGATTTTGAGAATAATACTGTAACTATTGCTGGCTCTACTATTTCAGGTATTACTGCTGGTGATGTTCTTGTTGTGGAAGGTGCTAGTGGCACTCCACCGGCTTCTCTTTATGGTATTCCTTATCATGCTACTAATAGTTCTAGTGGCACTTGGTTAGGTTTTAACCGTAGCACTACGCCTGAGATTCGTGCTAATCGAGTTAATGCTGGTTCTGCTGCTTTAACTTTACCACTTCCGCGTTTAGCTATTAATAAAGTTATGTTACGGTTGGGCCAGGACCGTATTATGAAGTATGAGGCTTGGATGCATCCTTGCCAAGTTACTGCATATGAAGACCTTGGTCAGCTTGTTTCAATTATTCAAAAGCAGGCTAAAGAGGAAGGGCTTGACCTTTATTTTGGCGATATGATGCAAATGGCTGGTGCTACAGTTAAGAAGCACATTCGCTGGAATAAGACTCGTATTGATTTTATGCAGATGCAGAATTGGGGTAGGGCTGAGATGAAGCCTATTGATTTTTATACTGTTGATGGACGTAAACTCTTTGAGGTGCGTTCTGCTGATGGTGGTCTTGCTGCGGCTGATTTATTCTACGTTGTGGTGTCTATGAACACTTACGTGGATAATCCTGCTGAGCTGACCTATATTGATAATCTTGCTATTCCTTCTGGTTACTAATTAAATTAATTGAGGGGGAAGGATTAAAAATCTTTTCCCCTCACAAATATATGACTTTACAAATTATTAATCAACGCTTAGCTGATATTTATGGGATTACTAATGATGGTAATCCTAGGTTTAGATTAGTATTAGCTTCAGAACAAATTGAAAAGAAAATTGGAACGTTTAGGGAATATGTAAAAGGAACTAACATTCTTTTAAGAGAATTCACAGGATGCAAACCAGTTCCAAAATACTGGTATACTGATGCAGTTTATGTTTTAGAAAGATATGTTAAAGAACCTTTCTTAGATATTTATCCTGCATCAGACTGTCCAGTAGATACACCAAAAGAAGATTGGTCTGGGTATGAACCTTTTTTAGCTTTTGATAGTCAAACAGTAAAAAATGGTTTACATACCACACTTCCATCTTGGAAGGCTGTTAATTTTGTTATTAAAACTAATTTGTTTTTAGAACGTAGAATAAAGGGTGAAACTGAAACTGAAAATAGTTTACGTGCAGAAGAAGAAAAGCAATTAATACAAGAAAAACTTTTAGCCTATGAGCAACTTCAGGATATTGCGCCTGAACTTCCTAGTAGGCTAGTAGAAGGAACTGCTGTTGTAGTTCCAAAGGATATTAAAAATGAGTAACGTAGCTACTATTATCTCTATTGCACCTTGTTCGTTTGTAGAAGAAAAAGCTAGTTTAATTCCTAAGACTTATATTATTCCCAAGTGTGATACTCCAGATAATCCTGTTTTATATAAAGTTAATGATGCGGTTACTTTTGAGTATATTGATGAGGTGCGTAAAAATAGGCGATATCCTGTTTCTGCACAACAGGTAGCTGCGTCTATTGTTAATGACATTAAGAACGCAATGTTTGGTAGAGACTCAGCTAATAATGCCTTTCCTGGTATTACTTATGTGCCTGATGAAATTAATAGTTTAAGTGAACTGACCAAGAAATATCCTAATTTATTAGGGACTTTAAGAGAACAACAAACTAATTGGTATAAGTTTCTTGTTCATTTGGCTGATGATGATTGGTCAAAGTTTAGACAGCATAAGATGATTACTGCTCTATCTGTTCAAGCTGCTAAATATCTTGGGCTTGAGCGTGAGTGGATTATTGATTTTACAGCTACACAAAAGAAGTGCCCTGGCTGTATGTCCTTTGTGCATAATGAAGCAATTATTTGTAAGCATTGTAATACTGTCTTAAATCTTGAAAAGTTTAAGTTATTACAACGTGCTAACGCATAAGGAATGATATGGCAACAGCAGATGATGTAATGGATGATGCTAGAGTTTACTTAAATGACTCTGGTTCTCTACAATGGACAAATTCTGTTCTGCTGCCTTGTCTTAAAATAGCTCAGAAAGAATTGGCCGTTCATCTTGCAGAACAGAATTTCCCTTATTTACGTGAGATTTCTGTTGATACATTAGTTAATGTTGGAACTAATGATATTGAAGGCCCTTCGGATATGCATTATCCATTAAAGATAATGGAAAAACCTGCTGGTGCTGACGATGAACAATTAGTAGAAGTTGAACAGAAATGGTGGGAAGGTTTAGAATTACAATCTGCGGATAATATTTATAGATGGTGTTGGCGTAAACAGAGAATTTATTTCAATAATCATACTACAAATCGAGAAGTTAGAATTTTTTATATTGCTAGGTTAATTGATGTTGTTGATGAAAATACACAATTATTAATTACTTATACAGATTTAGTTTTATCTAAACGAACTGCTGCAATTGCGAGTAGGAATCTTGGTTCTAATCCAACACGTGCAGATGCGTTAGATATGGAATCAAAATACTACTTAGATAAGATTCTAAATATTCAAGTTAAAACACAACAAAGTATGCCTGTTAGAAGGCGTGCATATAGGAGTAGACGCAGATGGCATTAACGCCTACGTTGGTTCAACGTTGGCATGACACAAAGCGTGTGCATGTCGTCGCGACAGTAGTTGCTAGTGGTAGTTATACTACAGGTGGGGAAGTTTTAGCTACAACTATTAAACAGTTAGCTAAGATTTCTACTGACCCTTTTTGGGTTGATATTCGGGGTAGGGCAGGTTATATTTATGCCTATGACTATGCTACAAATAAAGTTATGGTTTTCTATGGCGATAATAATAATGCTAACGACGGGCCTTTAATTCAAATTCCTGCTGCTTCATACCCTTCTGATTTAACTAGCGACTCAATTCGACTCTACGCAATTGGTAAACTGTAATGGCAATTCAGGACCACACTCCTATTACTACCACGAGCTTTGAGGGTATTTATGATAGAAGTGTGCCTGAAGATGTTCCGTTTAAGAATCTCATAGATGGTTTGAATCTTAAATTTAGTGATGGAGTTTTTGAGACAAGGGAAGGTTCTGTGTTAGACCTTTCCTTGTCTAACATTGTAAGAGTTAGAGAATTTACTCCAGAAGGTCAAGCTCCAAGAACACTTGTTTTAACTTGGAATGGGGTAACAGGTAATTTATATGATGCATCAATTAGTAGTAGTGTTCCTATTTATACTCTTACTGGAATGTCTGACTTTAGTGTTGTTACACTCAATAATCGAGCATACATCACTCCTCATAATGGTATTGCTGGTATTGCTGGTGCTTTTGTTCAAGTCTATGATGGTTCTACTTTACGTAAAGCAGCTGGTGCTTATCCAGCTACAGGTGTAACTTGTAATGATACAGGTGATGTTGGTAAGATTGAGGAAGGTATTCACTGTATTGGTGTTGTGTACGAAACAACTACAGGATTCTTAACTGGGTTTTCGCCTATTACTGAATATGATGCTCCAGGAGGACAAACATTATTAATTACAAATGTCCCTGTTGGTCCTACTGGCACTGCGAAAAGGCATATTATTGCTACTAGAGTTATTCTAAATTATACTGGAGATACACAAAATCAGGCTTATTACTTTGTTCCTTTTGGCACTATTGATGATAATGTAACTACTTCAATTACTGTTAATTTTTACGATGCTGATTTAATTGAATCTGCTGATTACTTGCAAGATACACTGGCAGATATTCCAGCTGGATTAGGTCTAATTGATTATCAAGGTAGAATGGTAGTTTGGGGTTTTAATAGTGAACCTGACGTTGTTAGAGTTTCTTTTCCTGGTGAACCCGAGAACTTTAGTGCTGTTGAAGGATTTTTAACTGTTGGTCCAGACAGTGTTGGGCGTGTTCAAAAGTGCTTTACTTATAGAACACAGTTGGTGATGTGCAAATCGGTTAGAAGTTACTACACAGTTGCTACTGTTAGTGAGCCATTATACTGGAAAGTTGATGATATTGATTTTGCCAA